ATATATTAAACACAAGCGTGATGAAAACTTTACCTACGCAGGTCTGCGTCAGGTTGTAGACAAATATCTTTGTCAGGATCGATCATCAGGAGAAATATTTGAGACTCCTCAGTTCATGTATATGATGATCGCGGCAACGCTATTTGCTAACTATCCTAAAGAAGATAGAATGTATTATGTAAGGAGATACTACGATGCGACCTCATTATTTAAAATCAATATCCCAACGCCAGTCATGGCCGGAGTACGTACTCCAGTTAGGCAGTTTGCCTCTTGTGTGCTTGTTGACAGTGACGACACGCTCGATTCGATCTTTGCGTCAGACATGTCCATCGGTAGATACACAGCTCAAAGAGCTGGTATCGGCATTAACGCAGGACGTATCCGCGGAGTCAACGCAAAAATCCGAGGAGGAGAAGTTGCACACACAGGAATAGTTCCGTTCCTAAAGAAGTTCGAAGCAACTGTACGTTGCTGTACACAAAATGGTGTACGTGGTGGCAGTGCTACTACACACTTCCCGTTTTGGCACCAAGAGATTGAAGACATTCTTGTACTAAAGAACAACAAAGGTACAGAAGATAATAGAGTACGCAAGTTAGATTATTCAATTCAGCTTAATAAAACTATGTATGAAAGGTTGTTATCCGGCGGAGATATAACTCTTTTCTCGCCACATGATGTGCCTGGCTTATACGAAGCATACTTTGGTGATGCAGATATATTTCAAGAGCTATACGAAAAGTATGAACGTGCTACAAGCATTAAAAAGAAAACTGTATCAGCAATGGATCTGTTTAGTGCATTAGTAAAAGAACGTGCAGAAACAGGACGCATTTATATTATGAATGTTGATCATTGTAATACACACAGCTCATTCAAAGATAAAGTTTACATGAGTAACTTATGTCAAGAGATTACATTGCCAACAAAGCCGTTGAATCATATTGATGACGAAGAAGGCGAAATTGCATTGTGTATCCTTAGTGCTATTAACGTAGGCACTATTAAAGGATTAGACGACTTAGAAGATCTATGTGACCTAGCTGTTCGTGCGCTAGAAGAAATTATTGACTATCAAAAGTATCCTATCAAGGCGGCTGAGATTAGCACAAAAGCAAGACGTTCATTAGGTGTAGGCTACATTGGACTTGCACATTATCTTGCTAAACAGCATGTCAAGTATGACAACAAAGAGTCATGGAAACTTGTACATGACTTATCAGAAGCATTTCAATATTACTTGCTAAAAGCATCAAACAAACTTGCACAAGAGCGTGGAGCATGTGATTACTTTGAGCGTACTAAATACTCAGACGGCATCCTTCCAATTGATACATACAAAAAGGATGTTGATACAATTGTAGAGAACAAATTAAATTATGATTGGGAGACTCTTAGATCTGACATACAAGAACACGGGCTTAGGCACAGCACTTTGTCCGCACAAATGCCATCAGAGAGCAGTTCCGTTGTGTCGAACGCAACCAATGGAATCGAACCACCTAGAGGCTACTTGTCCGTTAAGAAGTCCAAGAAAGGGCCTCTTAAGCAGATTGTTCCACAGTATCAAACTCTAAAGAATTATTATAGTTTACTATGGGATATGCCAAGTAATGAAGGTTATATTAACATAGTAGCGGTAATGCAAAAGTTCTTTGATCAGGCTATCAGCGGTAACTGGAGTTATAACCCAACACATTTTGAGAACAATGAAGTTCCAATGAGCGTAATGATTGGTGACTTATTAAACACTTATAAATACGGATGGAAGACTTCATACTACCAAAACACTTATGATTATAAGACTGATCCAAGTGAACTAGAAGATGACCAGCCAATGGAACAACTAGCACCTAGTGAGTTAGAGGGCGAAGAAGAAGATTGCGAAGCATGTGCAATTTAATGGTTGACATACTATCAGTTTCATAGTAGTATGTAGTTGTATAAGGAAAAGAGAAGATGGCAAAAACAGTATTCAATAAAGAAAAAGTAGACTTTACTAAACAAAATATGTTCTTCGGAGCAGATCAAAACACACAGCGTTACGATACTTTTCGTTTCCCTGTGTTTGACAAACTTAATCAAACAATGCTTGGTTACTTTTGGAGACCTGAAGAAGTAAGTCTGCAGAAAGATCGTGCTGACTTTGCTAACTTCCGACCAGAACAAAAACATATTTTTACAAGCAATTTAAAATACCAAACACTACTTGACAGTGTCCAAGGACGTGGTCCATGCCTAGCATTTTTGCCGCATGTTTCATTGCCTGAACTAGAAGGGTGTATTGTTACTTGGGACTTCTTTGAAACAATCCACTCACGTAGCTACACACACATTATGAAAAACGTGTATGCTGACCCTGGTGAAGTGTTTGATACTATTTTAGATGACGAAAAGATTATTGCACGAGCAGAAAGTGTTACCAAACACTATGATGCATTTACAGAAGTAGCTGACGCTTATGTACATCGTAAAGAAGGCGATATGTATGAAGTTAAGAAGAAACTGTATCTTGCAATGCAAACTGTAAATATCTTAGAAGGCTTGCGCTTTTATGTAAGTTTTGCATGTACATTTGCATTCGGCGAACTTAAACTTATGGAAGGCTCGGCAAAAATTATTAGTCTTATTGCTCGTGACGAAGCACAACATCTAGCACTAAGCACACACGTATTGAAGTTGTGGGCAAGCGGCAAAGATGATCCAGAGATGGCTAAAATTGCAAAAGAGTGTAAAGAAGAAGTATACGACTTGTGGCGTGAATGCGTTGCAGAGGAAAAAGATTGGGCAGACTATCTGTTCAAAGACGGTTCAATGATTGGACTGAATGATAAATTGTTACATCAGTATGTAGAATACATTGCAAACCGTCGACTAAAGGCGCTGGGCATGGATACTATATTTGATGCACCAGTAAATACTAACCCGCTACCGTGGACACAACATTGGCTATCTAGCTCAGGCTTGCAAGTTGCACCGCAGGAGACAGAAGTTGAAAGTTATATCATCGGTGGCATCAAGCAGGATGTCAATAAAGACAGTCTCAAAGGATTTTCACTATGATAACAATTTACGGCAAGCCAGCTTGCCCGAGTTGCTTAAAAGCAAAAGCACTTTGCGAAACACGGAAGTTAAAGTACGAGTATAAAGAACTCGATAAAGACTTTACAAGAGATCAACTATTTGAAAAATTCCCAACAGCTAGAACCTTCCCACAAATTATCGTTGGATTTGAAAAGGTAGGCGGCTTTGAACAAATGGTGGAATACATCGATAACACAGGTTACAACGGAACAGGACACACATTATAATGTTAATAGAAGCACCGTACAAAGTTGGAGACACTGTGTCTCTAAAACTTAGTTCAGGAGAAGAAATTGTAGCAAGACTTGATGCAGAAACAGAAAAGTCTTTTACAGTAAGAAAACCTATGGTACTTATTGCACAAGAAAAGGGACTAGGATTAGCACCTTTCATGTTCAGCGTAAGTCCGGACGGTAAATTTAATTTGCAGGCAACATCAGTAAGTTGCATTGCAAAAACACAAGACGAAATTGGTAAACAGTATGTTTCCCAAACTTCAGGCATAGCAATAAACTAAAGGAGAAAAGGCATGACTAATCACGATGAAATCGTACAAGCATATAACAACTACTTGACCGAACACGCAACGTTCGAAGAGAAGGGTGTTAAAGCATCTGCGGCAAGAGCACGTAAGGCACTAGGAGATCTAGGTAAACTTACAAAAGAACGCAGAAAAGAAATCCAGGATAAAAAGAACGCGATGTAATGTGGGAAATTTGGTGTAAAGCAATAGGCACCAAAGCCTACGACAACAATCGTAAAGCAGACTGGGTTGCAATGGTACGTACCGTTTGGGTACTGTTACACATTGCAACCTGCCTTGCTATTATAACAAACGCAATCGCTAACCACGGTTGGGGTTTGTTAGGATTATGAGATACTATCTAGGATCATGTGAGTACAAATGGACTCATGCAAAGACAAACATGGAAAACATGTGGATCATGCGTGAAGTAGGTACAGAACTTCATAAAACTATTGAAACAAATAATTGGCAATGGAAGCTCTTAAGGAGCAATAGCCAAACACTTCCTGATGACACATACTGTCGATGCGATATCTATGTAGAAATACCAAATTCTAAACAAGCAACATTGTTTGCTCTTAAATATAATATTACAGCAGTGGAGAAAATAATATGATGTGGGTTGATTATAATATAAACCAGGCAGGTGAAAACTTTACAGTCCAAGGCGATTGGCCTGGAGAAGTAATGGGATTAGATAGGCAAGGAAATCCTGGTAATAAGGATCATCCGTTGTATAAACCAGGCGATGTGTTTATAGTAAACGAAAGTGGATGGTTAATTAAATCAGATCAGTTATCAGCAATGGTAACAAAATATGAGAGTGATAAGAGTGAACGTAAATGAAGGTGATAAAGCGGTAATAGTTTTTAGTATTAATACTAAAAACATAGGACGCATTGTTAACGTATCAGAATACATTGGCAAGTTTAAAGAAGGCGAACAGTTTGAAGCGTTCGGAATGAAGTGCCATTGTGCAGTTCATGATCACTTTTGGTGGATTGAAGCAGACGATCTAAACATACAGTTAGGTCCGTCACCTAAAGCATATATTGCTGACAGTTGGCTACGCAAAATTGAACCACCTAAGAAAAAAGTATCTACTAAACAAGAAAAAGAACTTGACATCTTCGCTTAGAAGTGTTATAAATAAAGCATAACGTTGAAGCAATTCAAACGCTATACAGGACCCGGGGGCGGTACCCGGCGCCTCCACCATAAGGACACTAAATGTACTATGTAATGAATCTAAAGACTGGAAGTATTATAGACACCTATGATAGTTTGTTAGAAGCAAGTGAGCTTGTAAATAAACATCCAGAATGGACGATTATGGTAAAGTACAAAGATAGATAGTGTCTTTATGATGGGGGCGAAATAGGATCGACTGGTAGTTAATAGAGTTAGTGGAGTTATCCGGATGTAAGCACGGTTATCGCGAACAAAAACTATAATTGCAAATGAAAATTTCGCATTAGCAGCCTAGGCTGTTACGAGGTAGTTAGGCCTTGTTACCAAACATAGCATTAAGAGTGTTGCTGAAAAGTAACACTCTTTTTTATTATTCCGCAAATCAGCTAAAATCCGCTCTTAACTACATAAAAAATATGTAGAATACTATAATTACTTAGTGAGCAACAAAAACCCACCCCCGCTCACCAAATAAAAAAATAAGAAGGAAACCCCTCAATGCGTACACTCGTACTAGCAATGGTAGCCGCAATGGCCGCCACATCAGCAATGGCTGAAGACACAGTAGCAGTAGCTACTCCAACAGGACCAGTAATTTCTGGTGCAGTAAACTTAGACTTTGCTGAAACAACAGCAGGTAAAACTGGCGGAACAATGGGTATCGAATTAGACATCGATGCAGGTAGTTTAGCAACAGTAGACTTAGATTTTAAAGCAACAGACGGTAATTCATTAACATTGGATACATGGACTGTAGGCACAGAAGTAGCAGGCGTAGGCGTAGCTGTTGGCGATGACAACAACTTAATGCCAGAAACAGCAGCTAATGCAGCGGCAGACGGAACACTAGCAAAACCAGCAATGACTGAATCAGTAGCATTGTCTTTTGGTAGTGCAAGTGTAGCTGTTGGCTTAACTGATTATACAACAGATATAACAGAAGTAAGTAATGTACAAGGTGCATACACAATCAATATGGATCGTTTTGCAATTACAGGTGCATTGGACTACAACCGCACAAGTGAAAACACTGTACTAGGTGCAGAAGTTGCTGGCGTAGAATTAGGTATGGCAACAGCAGGCGGTGCATTAACATATGACACAGATGCAGAAGATTGGGCATATGAAGGTACAGTAGACGTAAGCGGATTAACAGCATATATCAACGGTACAGATGCTAACAGACTACAGCACGTAGGTGGTGAGTACACAATGGACGTAGCAGGCGCAGAACTAAGCGCAGGTGTTGATTATGACACAGATGCAGAAACTTGGACACCAACAGCAGGTCTATCTTTTAACTTCTAAGTAAACAAACATAACACTAAAATTAGAGCCTTAGGGCTCTTTTTTTATGACTAAATAATGTTAGCATATAAAGGGCAGGGCAAATGCGAGAAAAATTACGCAAATGGTTT